ATTTAGTGGATCACTACAGTTAGTAATCCAAAAAGCAATCCTTGTATATATTCGTTTGCTTCGTTTTTTTCTGGTGCGGAAAAAGCCAGTTGCCAATCCTCATTTTCACCTTCAAACTTTACGCTTGCAGTAGCTGTAACAGGCCCTTGATTTTTACTAAATTGCTTAAACAAATGACCTAAAATAGGTAGGGCGTAATTGCAATCACCCATCAACTCCCCAATCGTAAAGTTAAGCTCTTTTGGGGCGTCTGATAACATTTTTCCTGTTTCACTTTCCCACTTAACCCTCACTTCACCTGCCCTATCATTGCTAAAATCAAAGGTTACAGTTAAAACTAATGTAAAAGATTTCATCTTTACCCCCTTACTTGCCATCTTGTTTTTGGCAGTTGATTTTGTACCAGCTCCATATATACCCCAGCAGCAATATAATTACCTGAGTTAATGGCTTGCATTGCTTGTTGCAGTTGTCCGATCATCACATTGAGCTTTAATGCTAGCTCGTTTTGTTTTTGCGTTGTCATTGTTCACCTCGACTAAATGGTCGCACTTCCATTCGGTTACAGAATTTACTTCTTTCAATCGCATACTCGCAGTTAATCTCTTTTTTCGCTTTGCCGGAGGCAAGTTGCCAGTACAATGCGGCATCGTGGTATTGCTGCTTTTTCTCCAATTCTGCCGCCTGTTCGGCGTAGTCATAGTAGGCTTGGTTTTTCATTTTTTTGCTCCTGTTTTGTAGTTAAAACACTTTATAAACACGCCTTAAATCGGCTTTAAAGCGTGTTGAAAAGGGTTTTAAAATTGCTGAATCAATTTCATATATTCCTGTTGAGTAAATTGCTCAAACTCCCACAGGTCATACCCATCATCAGCATCAAATACTCCTCTTTGAATAATTAACGTTTCTCTTGCCTGATCCCAAGTAATCGAAACAATATCCTCTTTTCTAAGCCACACTGCTTTTTCGCCATCATCTCTAATACAAATAAAACTCATCTCTACACCTCCTGCTCAAACGGCGTAATAACAAAATCTTCTACACCTTTTTTGATGGTGATCCCTGTTACAGTGGCTGCAATGTCTGGCTCTGCTAACATTGCTTCTTTATTCGGCTCATCTTTGCTGCGGATAAAGCGACTTAAACCTAATTGGCGCAACCGTTCTAATACATCTTCCGCTTTGCGGATCAACACGCTCGGCGGACGTTGTTGCCACTGCACTTCGCCAGTATTGAAACTGCCTGTTTTTGTTTTTCCGTTGTTGGTAAGTTCCGCACGATTAGCCTCGCACCACACCTCGATTGCCTTTTGTAATGGCTTAATGCGTTCTTGCAATTCAGCAATTTGCGGAGCATATCTTTCTGTAATTGCGGCTAGTTCATCATTTTGATGTGTCGCAATACGTTGTAATTCACGCTGTAAATCACCCACTTGTTTAATTGCAGTTTCGACTTGTTCACGGGTTGTGTAGCGTTCAGTGTCGCTTTTTAGTCTGGTTTTTATTGCCATTGTTTATTCTCCTGTTAGCTCAAGGGTATGGTTATTAAAATCAGTATCGGGGTAATGTTTCTTGAGATATTCGTAAATCTCTTGCTCCTGTTCCGGACTGAGCGGCGTTTGAAATTCGCCGTGTTCCTTTTTCCATTCTTCGTTCGCTTGTTGTTGCCAACATACTTGATCATTGTCGGCGCATTGGGCTGTCGGTGCGTTGTTTTCTTGTTGGCAGGCGGTAAGCCACACCGCCAACCCGATCATCATTAGTTTTTTCATTGCACACCGCCTGTCATTTGTTGTTTCGCTTGTAAAATAAGGTCTAATGTCATTGCTGTGCCTTGCCCTTTGGCTGTCATACCTGCTAAACGTAGGTATTGAGTTAATGCACGTAATCCACCTGCTTTACCACCGATATCAAATAACACAGTCATTAAATCTTTATCGTTTATATCTAATCCCCAAGCACTGGCTATTGCTTTAATGTCTCCTTTGGTGCTGCCTTTAAATGCGGATGGTTTGCCTAAGCGAGACCAAAGGCGAGCATATTCGTGAGCTTGGTTGATTCCCCCTTGCATTCGGGTGTAAACCTTGTCATTGCCGATAAGAGCAAAACCCACATCGGCTTCTTCTTGGATAATTCTCAGCTCTTCCAGTGCGTCATAGGGTAAGTGGTCGCTTTCATCAACGATGACTAAACCATCTGTGCCTTTTATTTTTTCTGTGACTAAACGGCTTAAGCGGTCTTTACGGCGTGGAGCATCATTAATGCCAAGCGCTAACGCTAATTCATATAAAATAGCACTGAGCGTAGCTCTTGCTGGGCTTGCGGTAACCATCCACACGTTTTTATTCTGCGTCTTGTAAGTTTGAGCCGCTTTAGTTTTACCCACTCCACTTGCACCATAAATCGGGGCGATAATCTTGCAAATCTTTGCCATATCTAGTGCTTTAAACACTTTTTGAGCAGTTGGAATATCAATAAATGACGGTGGTTCAACGAACTCTTTAACCTTTTTTTCTTGTGCGGCGAGCCAACCGTGCAAGGCTTTTTGGATGCTTTCGTTATCACCCGCATAATTTCCTTTAAGATACGCACTTAATGCCCCTGCATTAATGCCCGCTTGTTGTGCCAGCTCACGCTGGGTGAGTTTTTTGCTTTCGACTATTTGTTTAATTTGTTGGATTAATGTCATAATGGTGCTCCTGTTTTCTTTATAAAAATAAATTTATGTCTTACTGTAATAATTTCTCTTCATTTCTGAATATTCAGCAGGATGAATTTGAAACCCTGATCAACAACACCGCAAAACAGTCATCAGTTATCCTTGCTGGACTAAATCCCGAAATAATGAAACGTTTATATCGTTTCTTATTTTTAAATTGCTCAACCTCTATTCATCAATTAGAAATAGATTGGCATCACTATCGGAAAACTTTCATTGGTATAAAATCTGAACAAGAGCAAACCGATTACCTTAAGCAATTATCAAAACATTTTGGATTTAGGGTAGAGTTAATTATTTCCCTTTTACTTTATCTACAATGGCGTTTTGTAATGCGATTAGATATTCTTGAAGAATGCCTTTCATTGACGGATAACTTGATTCGAGACGAACAAGCTCTTCAGCCAATTCCCACTTTCTTGCGAGAGTTGACAAACATTCAGTGCGCCATTGATTTTCAACTTCCTGATTGGATGGATGAGTTTGACGACCCCGCATTTTTTCAATCATTTTCAAACCGATAAGAAGATGTGGATCAAATTCATCACAAGAATGGTTTAAATTGGTTTGAATGGCTTTTGCTAATCTTTCAGATAACATTATTTTTTCCTCACTTAACTCGGCTTTAAACTTGGTTTAAAGCCCTTTTTCTTGTTTCAATAACGCTAGCCCTTTCTGCCAGCCTTGTTCAAATTCGTCTATTTCGTCGTCTGCCAACACTTCCACTTTGCGCACGGTGTTGCCTTGTTGTTGGATCATTTCAATAATCTTCGGCTCCAGCGGTTCTTCCTCCTCAAACTCAGGTTGGTAACGTGCCGCTTCTTTGGCGTTCATTGTTTGTAATGCTTTGGCAGACATCTTGTTGCCTTTAACCCATTTGCGTTTTGCATTGTTGTATTCTCGTCCTGTTGCTTTATCGCCAAATCCTACTTTTTCGGTACATATCGCTTCGGCTAAATAAGCACCGGCTAGACTGTACACATAGACCGTGCCGTGTAGGTTGTTTGGATCAAATTTCACGATCACTTTTTTATGATTAGAGGCAATCAGATCGGTGGCGAGATAACGGTTTTTGCGGTTATGCACTTTCCCACCACAGTTAAGCTCAAATGTGCCGTCTTTTTTCAGGGTAACGGCTTCACTCATTAGCATTAATAAGCGGAGCTGTTCGCTACTGGCGGTGCGGATGTGGGCGTTGGTATAATCACGCTCAAATATTTGATTAAAGCTGTATACCCCCTGACACATCTCGGTTTCTCGCCCCTCGCGTTCATTAAAAGCGCGGATACCATCTTCTAGCGCAAGGATAAAATCTTCATAACTGACACCGTCTTTCCCACCGTTGTAGTTGTCGGGCTTGTTGTAGATATTGTCGCCAGCGTGGTAGCCTGCTAATGTCGGGTGTTTATCCACTAACTCGCCTAAGCCACCGTGTGAAAAGGCACGTTCGATTGGTTTCGCTTGTCCGTGCCCCTTGCCAAACTGGATAGATGTCCAGTAAAGCTCAATGCCGAGCAGTGGGATAATACCGACTACATCATCTTCTTTAACTTTAAAGCGATAACGGTTTTTCACACCTCCGGTCATCCACTTATTGGCGGCAGCACGGGTGTTGTCGATAGTGAGCTTGCGAGGAATACCGTATTTGTAGATCACGTCCATTAGACTTAGGCGTATAGTGTCGCTGTTTTCGCTTAAGTCAGTGCGGTAGGCTAAAATTTTGCGAGTGCGAATGTCTTGCCAAATCCACGTTTTCGGACGCACGATGTCGCCGTTGTGCCAACGCACGAACACGTTATGTTGATAACCGTCGCCATTGATCCATTCCATTGCTTCAATTTCTGCCACACTGCGTTGCATTGCAGGGTAGAGACGACTTAAGGCGTGTTCGCCCTCGCGTAAGTAGATCTGTTGTGCTAATGGCACTTCGCGTTCTAGCTTGCGTTTCACCGTTTGACTTGATGGAATAATCCAACCTTGCTCTTGTGCGGCACGTTGCAGGCGGTAATAGCAAACATTAAAAGCTGGCTTTTCATTTCGTAAATAATCCGCTTTAAAGGCTTCCCACGCTGCCTCAGTAAATTCCGCTTCACCTTGACGGCGTTTGGCATATTTCTTGTCGAGCAGCAACGGCAACCAGTCAGACGGTTCAAACGCTTGCACATCATAAAACCAGCGTTTAATCGTTCCTGCTGATTCGTTGTACTCATTCGCTACCAACGCAATCGCTTTTTGACTGGTTAGCCCCGTTTCTTTTAAGGCGGCAATCGCTTTCACAATCGTCAAACGATATTGCGCCACGCTTTTTTGCTTGTCGCTGGCGTTTTGCCACGGCGCCCAGATGACATCCGGCAGATAGTTGAGGCTTTTCGGCGCGGCTACCGACACCGGCTTGTTGGCTTGCGCTTGTTTTAAAATGATCTCCGCTTGTACTTCTTGGGGAAGGGAGGTTAGGGAGTATTCGTAACTTACGCCACGTTTCCCAGTTACTTGACGTTTTTCCCAATTTTCTAATTTAGCTCGCTTATTAATACCCTGTGGGGTATTTGGTAACGATTTAAATTCCGTTAGCTGTTGCGCAGAAAACCATTTTTCCATAATTTCATTCCTATCCTATGCAGGGTAACGTGATGGCCAGATCTCTTCTGGTTTCAATCCAATAAAATCACCAATAATTTTTTCGCCTTTTGGATACTTTCTTTCTAAAGCGTTTCCCAATGTGCGCGGGTGTAATCCTGCTTCCACTGATAGCTGCGCGAGGGTTTTGCCCCGTTTTCTAATCGCGGCAATAATGTCAGCCCTATGCATATCCTGTTTCTTCTTTTTCATAATGTGCTATCCTTACTCCGTCGGTTAATTTTTAAGTGTTACTCTTTGGAAACTTTTAGAAACTATACACTTAAATTTTTAGAAACTCAAGAGTTTCTGAAAAGATTTCTTTTAATTTTTGAGTATCCTTTAAATATCAATAACTTAACGTGTATTTCTTTTTGAGATCTTGAGTTTCTAAAAATAGATTTTATGAGAAACAAAAAAGAATGGTTTTCTGCGAATGAATTGGCTGGGCTAAAAGGATTGCCTTCAAGTCCGCAAGGCGTAAACAAGCGCGCCAGAACGCAGAAATGGCTAAAAAGAAATAAAGAAGGGGTTCAGGGCGGGGCTGTGGAATATCACTATTCTAGCCTGCCCGAGGAAACACAAAGAGTTTTGGGGTTTTCGTCACATCTCAAAATTGTATCGGACAATACGCCGGCAAATCTAATAAACGCTGGTATTGATGTGAAAACGCTAACAGACTCAATAGAAACGCTTGAAGAAGCCTTAAAAATTACGAATAGAACAATGCTGCCCCGTAAGAAAGCTGAATTAATTATCGCTATTTATGATTTATTAATCGCGAAAAAACAGGGCAAGGAAGTCGTTTTAAATCTTATTAAATCCATAGCTTGAGGTGCTCCAATGTCAGATGATAAGATCATTCAGTTGTTTACTAGAAACTCTATGCCGAAGAAACGCCCGCAAAGGCAAAATCTGGTATCCAAAAAAAGTAATTCTATTAAAGGGGACAATAACATCATCTTTATGGACAACCAGTCAGTAAACCTAAATTTAAATGTGAGTCCGCCTAGAACAACAGTAAAAATCCAAAAGAATCATAGTCATATTGACGATTCTACAACTTATAAAATCAAAGAAATTGTGGATCACTTAGTCGAGAAAGAAGTGGCGAGTGGAATGTCTACACAGCAAGCCTATGCTAAATGGTATGGTGCTTTAAAGAAACGTTATAGAGTAACTAGTTATACCCTTATTCCAGCCTATTTAGGAAATGAAGCTATTTCTTGGTTACAGCAACAATCTGCTATAAAAAGAAGTAAAATATCAAAAAATAACAATAAGTTATATAGAAACGAATTATATTCTGCAATTTATGCTAGAGTTAATAATTTAGGGCTAAGTAAAGGAGAGTTATATAATATAGCCTTTAATAAATTTAATAAGAGAATCTCTTCCTTAACACAACTAAGCGATGTATCACTGAAACGTTTATATCAATTTATTATGGGACTATGAAAGTTAGACCTTCTTAAACTCAATTTAAACGCTTTAATACTGTCGCAGATTTAGTGGCAAGAAAGCAGCATTTTTATAGATCTGTCGCAAATCATTATTTCTTACCAAAAATAAGGGGCTTATCTACAAAGCCCCATTTCTCTAGGTTTCTCGCCCACTTATTCCAACATTTTCCAACCAATTCCCTAATTTCTTTTTGTCTCATATTTGGTGGATCTGTACAGCGAATCTACAATATCAAATTACTTATGGGCAGGAGGAATAAACTATGGCAACACAAACCACGCCTTTTCAAGGCACAAAATTTTACATCGGCAAAGGCGTTGAAGCGGAGAAAAATATCACCGCGTGCGAAATCACCCCCAATGCCAAAATCACCGTTGCTAATAGCGGTTACAAAAAAGGGGATTTGCTCTGCATTACTGGGCTTGGCTCACTAGACGGTTACTACCCTGTTAAAGATGTGCAAACCAATGACATCACGCTTGCCGATGAAGTAGATTGGACGGGGCAAGATAAACCAACCGTCTTTACCAATGCCAAAGTGGCTCGTGTTACTTGGTCTTCTAACTTCTGCGCCATTAAAAACATTGAAAAAGATGGCGATACGCTTTCGGAAGAAGACGTTACCACAATGTGCAGTGAGGGAACAGAAACCGAACCGGGCGATATTGAGTTTGGTAATGTAAAACTCACATTCTTCTGGGCGCCAGCTACCGCAATGCAAGCGGATTTACGCAAGAAGTTCTACGGCAAAGAAACGTTCCCGCACTTGATTGTGTTCAAAAACAATCAAGGCTCGCTCTATGGCACAGGCTTTATTCAAACCAGTACCAACATTAGCGGTGAGGTCAAAGGCAAGTTTGAATCAGGCGTCACCATTAAACAATCTAAACGCGATTATTTATTACCAGTTTAATCAACGGAATACCTATCAAAAATAACCGCTTGTCGTAAGGCTAGCGGTTTTTTTATATCTAAAAATAGAGGGCATTATTATGCAACTTGCGAACCCAGAGAATTTTAAACAGTTTGTACAAATTAAAGATAACAGCACGGTAACCACTTCTGAGATTGTGGCAAAAGTGTTTGGAAAGCGACACGATAACGTTATTCGTGATATTCGAGCTATTCTACAAGAATGTGATGAGGATTTTGCAAACCTCAATTTTGAGGTTTGTTTTAAAATCAATGAGTTACAAAATGGAAAGCCTCAACCTTATTATAATCTGACCAAAAATGGATTTATTCTTCTTGTAATGGGCTATAAATCCAAAAAGGCAATGAAGATGAAAATTGCCTATATTCAAGCCTTTGATTATATGCAAGCAGAGTTAGCCAAAGGCACTAAGGGATTACTGGAACAGTATTATCAATTATTAGGTGAGCATAACGCAGAAAAACAATTTGCCAGCCTTTGTGGTCAGGGATTAAGTCAATGGAAAGAGAAAAAACCGCTACTTGAGGCAACACTTCGATTATTTGAAGACAAAATGCAAATTGAACTTCCACTTTTAGCAAATCAATAAGGAGATTAATAATGAACAAAGGCACGAAAGCAACTTTACTCGCAATTAAACCCACATTGAAACCGTTTGAACTCAATGGCAACACTTACTATATCCGCTCTTTTACTGTGGGGGATGTGAATCGTGAAGTGTTTGAATATCAAAATTGGCTGAAAGCCCAAGCCACCGCACAAGGCATTGAGTTAAATCTGAATGATGAAGATGCGCTTGCCAAACAGCTTGAACCGATTGCCGATAAATACCGTCTTGCACGTAATCTTGCTATCAAATTATGCGATGAAAAAGGCAATAACTTGTTCGAACCTGACAATATCGAAGATTTAGAAGCCATTTTAACCCTTGATGACAGCGTACTTACCGCCTTTAATCAAGCCGAAAATGCAGATACCCCAAAAAACTCACCGCCCGACGCAAGTTCCAATTAACCTTATCCCTTGCGTTGGGCAAAACGCTATCAGAAATCGAAGCAATGCCTGAAAGCCACTTGCAAGAATATGAACAATTCTACCGAGAACAGCCTTTCGGGCTATGGCGTGAGGATTATCGCACTGCACAAATTGCCTACTTGCTAGCAGCGATTAACAGCGATCCAAAAAAAGACAGCCCAAAACTCACCGAGTTTATGCCGTTTTTTGCAGATCAAAGTGCGGTGGAAAATAGCCAAGATTTTGATGATGGTAGTGAGATGTTTTTGGCTCAAAGATAAAAAAATCGTGTGTATGTATTGGTAGCAGGCGTAGTGCTTTGCTTGACAAGTGCGCCTGCTTGTCATTAGAATGACCGCAAAATTTAGTAGATTAGTGACAGTAATCATTTGTTCTTTGACATCAACTAAACAGACAAAAAGCTTACCAAATAATTTGAGTAGGCTTTTTCTGTTTATAAAAAAGGGGAACTATGTATGAAAAATACCGTATTAACACCTACAAAAACACGCAACTTATCTCCTGAGCAATATTTAATGGAAACCAAGAAAAATAAGGTATCGAATAATATTGAGCGAGTTAAATTTATTCCTCCAAAAGCTAACTCACGAGGTTATGGCTCTTTTCAAGTAACATATAAAATGCCGGTATTGGTGGCACGATGAAAAATGAAAAACAAAATTTTCCACAAGTAGCTAATCAGGAAGAAATGTTTCAGGAGTTTATTAAACTTCAACAGCAGGAACTCATTCTGAAGAAAGAGGAACTTAGCGTTCGTAGAGAAGAAATTCAAGCGAATGAAAGATTAGCAAAAGCCTCCATTGAAGCAAAACAACAAACCGATTTAAAACACGGTGATATTTTTACTCTTTTACAAAAAGGGAAATTATGGCTTACTGCATTGATTGCTTTGTTTGTATTGATTATTGTTATTTATGCAATGTATTCTAATAATACAGGCTTTGCCTTAGAAATTCTTAAGATAGGCGGAGCGTTATTGGCGGGTTATTTTGCTGGATTTGGACGAGGTAAAGCTGTTGTATTGGAGCGACAGCAGAAAGAAAATCAAGACGATTAATATTAGCCCAACAAATGTTGGGCTTTTTATTGCTTGCTAAATCTCAAGTGCTAGTACATTGTGATGTGATCCAGATCACTTCAAAACTCCTCTGATTTTGGTATGATTAACACCCATTTTTTAGTTTAGGGGTTAATTATGAAAAAAGTGTTGTTTCTTTATCTATTACCTACTATTAGCTTTGCTCAATCCAGCATAGAGACTTGTTCAGATATTAAAGACAACCAGCAAAGTGCGGAATGCTATTTGGAGTTATTAAATAAAAATCCTTCTATGGAGGAGCAATTAATCATTAAAGAAAAAATAGATGAGTTAACCAAAAAAGTTAGCGCTCAGCTTCGTGCTTGGAGTTATAACGAAAATAAAGATAAAATGAGAGGCACAAGTTCTTTTATGGCTTCAATAGCTTCTCTAAATGAAATTAAACTGCATGCTTCATATGATACGGCAATGTTGGGATTGGCATTAAGGAAAAATACTAACGGGAATGATGTAATATTAGCTCTTACAGGAGGGATATTTAACTGTAGAATTGATGGTTGTAAAATATCGGTTAAATTTGATGAGGGTAATATTGAAAGCTATAAAATGGTTGAGTCATCAAGTGGAAACTCTAAAACATTATTCGTATTAGGAGATAAAACGATAAAGTCTTTTGCTTCAAAACTCAAAAAAGCAAAGCATTTAATTATTGAAGTTCCAATATATAATTATGGTAATGCCCAATTTGAATTTAATGTTGAAGGATTGAACTGGGAGCATTTTTAGGAGTTAATTATGAAAACTACAGTGACAGAAGAAATCACAGAAACGTCACCAAAAGAAAATAATTCGGCATTAATTTTTTTGGTTGGGTATTTTATGTAGGTGCGCTTGCCTGTATAGGTTATGGGCTTAGCAAAATTTTTAAATATAAAAATTTTGGAGAAAATTTATCAAGTCTCAATGTTAATGCTTATGTAGGTGGGGACGCTTATAACTATATAATAAATGGAACATATTCAACAACCTATTGTGTAATAGGTGCTGTTTTGGCTATCATAGGTAGTACGTGCTTTATAGTGAACGCTATAAATAAACGTTAAAACTAAGCGATATGAATTATATAAACCCTGTTGACCTCAACAGGGTTTTCTTTTATATTATTCCCATAGGTGTCGTAACCTACAACCAAAGGCGGTAATCCGCACCCGACAGCATAGCGGTTTTTTTATGCGTAAAATTTGTGTTTCTCCTTATCTCATAACGAATTGAACGCACATATCACTCTATGCCGAGAGGGCGGAGAATAAAATACCCGAAAGGGAAATAATCCCAGCCGTTCCTTTGGCGGTTTACGAACCTCTTGGCAACCCAACTTAAGGACTAGAAGTGCAATTTGTCGAAACAAGTGAGAATAACATCACTTATATTCATACCGAATTTAATATTGAAAATGTAACTTATTTAGCCATTTTTTCAAAAGATGATGAAACGTTATTTTTCTTTAACGATGACGTAAATATAACAAAATACATTCATCATCGTCAGGTATATTCTATTAAATTTCTTGTGAAAGATTATCTTGAAACAGAAAATGATGACTTGTACGCCCCACCGTTGGATCATAAATTTGGCAAAAAACAAATTGTTGAATTAAAACAAAAACTTGAGGAAATTGTTTATCAGCATTATTTAAGGTTTAAGCCTGATTGCTATGTTTTTGTAGGGGAACGCCCATCATTAATCAGAATGTATAAAAAACTTTGTGCAAACCCAAGCGATTTTATGGTAAACTTTAAGCCAATAACGGATTTAGGCAGTCATAGAGATTGTTTTGTGATAAAAACCCCATCCTACAAGGAGGAATAAAATGATGAAGAAAACGACCGCTGCCGAAATGAAAAAACAAGCAGCCCAAAAATTTAAAAAAGCGTATCAACAAGCAAAAAAGAACGGTTCGTTAAAAGAAATTTCGGAATAACGTCTTAGAGTGATCATCATCGAAAGATGAGCTTTTATGCCTTAGAGCAATCAACCCCTATCAATGAAAATTGGTAGGGGTTTTTCATTTGACAATCTAAATTTATTTCATTACTATTAACTCCATAGGTGTCGAAACCTACGTTAAGCGGTAATCCGCAACCAAAATCCAATGCGGTTTTTTTGTATCTAGAATTTGGCGTTTCTCCTTTTCTCAGCCGATTTTAGTAAACGAAAAACGGTATATTGCTCAATGTCGAGAGGGCGAGGAATACAATACCCGAAAGGGGAATAACTCCAGCTTCTTAACGGGCTTTCGAACCTCTCGACGCCCTACTTTTTAAGTAGGCAAATTATTCGAAAAATCGTTAAGGGGTCAATTATGACTAATCAAATCTCAACTCAAGCAATCACTTTCTACGGTTCAGAACTCGTTACTTTAAAAGTTGAAAATGTAATCTATACAGCAGTTCGTCCTATTGTGGAAGCTCTCGGTTTATCGTGGAGTACACAAAAAAGAAAGCTAGATAATTCAATGAATAAATTCAAGTGTGTTCATATGAACACGGTTGCAGAAGATGGAAAAATACGCGAAATGCTTTGTATGCCAATCCGTAAACTGAACGGGTGGTTATTCAGTATTAATCCTGAAAAAGTTCGTCCAGATCTAAAAGAAAAGGTTATCTGCTATCAAGAAGAATGTTTTGAAGCACTTTATAATTATTGGAATAAACCAAAACAGCAAACTTTCCCCCTTGCCGAAGCCGAAGCAGACGAAGAAGCCATCCGCATCATTGCCAACCTGTATCACTCGCTCCGTGGGGCGTTCGAAATGGGTGAAAAAATTCGTAAGCAACATCCTTACTTTGCTAAAGAAATTGATAAAACCATTGGCGGACATTATTTATACAACCTTAATCACCCAACTGAACAAGCCTTAGAAAAAGCAAAGCGATACGTCCACGCCAAAAGCGAACGCATTATGTTCATCAAAGGAATGTTAAGCCTGCTTGACGAACAACCACAACCGAAGCGACTAGCTAACTTCTAAAAATTCAATAAAAACCGACCGCACTTTAGTTTAAGTGCGGTTACAGGAGAACCAAATGAAACGAAATTGGGAGCTTATCCGCAAAATTTTGTTCAAACTTGAGCAAAAGGTTGATGATACGCCGTTGGATAGTGAGAGTATAAAAGGCTTTCCGCCTGATGTAGTGGCATATCATTATCAACTGTTGGCACAGGCTGAACTGATTTGCATTGAAGATAATTCTACAATGGGCGATGCGGATTTTGTGGCAAAAAATTTAACGTGGCAAGGACACGAATTTCTTGACAAAATCCGTAGCGACACAGCGTGGAATAAAATTAAACAAATCATTAAAACCAAAGGGATTGATTTATCTTTTGAGGCAATCAAATTAGCGGGGAAAAGTTTATTGATTTCTTTATTGAAATAGCTTGACTGCCCGTGGGGATTTGGTAGATTGAACTTATGAATAGGAGGTGGGCGATGAATGAATTTAGTACCTTTTTTGTTTTAGCAATGATAGGTTTTAAGCGAATATTTGCGTTTATTCTGCTTGCTGTTGTTGGTTTCGTTTATGTCCATTATGGTGTAAAATTGATCGACTTAATCCCATTAAGTGATGAATATTATCGTGGTCTGCTATATGCGCTAATTTTACCGAGTATTCCCTTAATATTATGTATTATTTGGATTATTAAGATTTTACGTGATCCAACACTAACCAAAGAAGAAAAAATAAATCGATTATTTGGTCGATATTGAATAATCCGTTGATTGACATAAGCTCGCTACGGCGGGCTTTTTTTATGGGAGGAATTGACGTCCTTAGGTAAGTTCAACATTAATTTAAATTTGGAAACAGCTGAATTTCAACAGGGATTAGATAAATCTACTAATCAAACAAGAAAATTTATATATAACCCTTGAGTTATGATAGTGTGCTATGTTATGCTTGTAATATAAATTAAAGGTTATGAATATTTTTATGTTTGAGTTACTTTTTCACCCTGAAGCGATGGAGGAGATTAAAGCGTTATCGCCAATAATGCAGGCTAAGGCGTTGAATGCACTTGATAAACTTGAGGAAAAAGGAAATCAATTGCGTTATCCGCATACTCGCATAATTAAAGATGGTTTATTTGAGTTGCGAGCAGGAAGTAAAGATATATCAAGGACATTTTTCGCTTTTGCTGTGGGGAAGAAAATTTATATTTTGCGTACTTTTGTGAAAAAATCACAAAAAACACCAGCAGCAGAGATTGAACTCGCTTTTAAACGATTGGGAGAAATGACAGATGAAAGTACAAGCCGTTAGTTATAAAACTGTAAAAGAGACTTTGTTAAAAAACAAAGAAACCAAGGCACTTTATATTCAAGAGAAACGTATTGAAGAGTTACAAGCTTTACTTGTAGAGTTACGACAAAAAGCTGGGTTGACCGTATCAGAAGTTGCAATGAGAATGGGGGTAAGCCAGCCAGCAGTCAGTAAATTAGAGAAAAATGCTAGCCGTGCGTCTTTTATAACATTGCAACGTTATGCGAACGCTTGTGGAGCTGAGTTGCATGTTGGGGTAGGTAGATAAGATAAGCATTTTCTTTGCTGAAATAACTTGACTGCCCGTGGGGATTTGGTAGATTGGGTATTAAAGTTTAGGAGGGAATATGTCAGATTTAATGTTTTTCATTCGAGGATTGCTAGGCTTTTTTTGGTCGCTGATTATCTTGCCTCTACTTTTTTTAATCCTAATAGGCTTGCTTATTGCAGGAATGGTTTATTTTGATATTAGCATTCCTTGGTGGGGGGCTTTAATTATCGCTTTTTTCTTAGGTGCTATAATTAATGGATTTAAAACTCCACAAAATAAATAAATTCCTTTATACGATTATAAAAACCTTGCTCTTATAGCAAGGTTTTTTATGGAGAAAATTTTATGTCAAATTCACTCGGTGTGTAGTGGTACACTAATTT